GGCTTCCTCGCACATGAGGCTCAAGAGGTTGTCCCCGAAGCTGTGGCGGGTGCCAAGGATGAAGTGGACGACGAGGGCAACCCCAAGTATCAGGGCATCGACCAGAGCAAATTGGTGCCGCTGCTGACCGCCGCACTGCAAGAGGCATTGGCTGAGATTGCCAACCTCAAGACCCGCCTGACCGCATTGGAGGCCAACTAATGTCCACGATCCAGACTAACTCCATCACTGACGCTGCTGGCACTGGTGCGCCTGACTTCCCGAATGGGATCAATGCTGCGACTGCTTTGATTGCCAAGGTGGATGAAACGGAACGCGCTCGTATTACCTCGGATGGTGACCTATTGGTTGGAAAGACCGCCACTTCAGGCTCAACAGCGGGCGTTGAACTTTGGGGGATTGGTTTAACACGAATTACTCGGAGTGGTGGCGACGTTCTAAACCTCAACAGATTGTCTACTGATGGTACTATTGTTGATTTTCTTAGAGATGGCACTTCGGTGGGGGCTATTGGCAGTGCCAGCGTAGGCACTCTTTATGTTGGCAGCGGCGACACCACTCTTACCTTTTTTCCGAGTGGAGATGCTATAGTTCCAAGCGGGACGGCTGGAATAGGACGTTCAGGTGCTATTGATCTTGGGAACAGCGGAAACAGATGGGACACCGTCTTCGCCACTGTCGGCACGATCAACACCTCCGACCGCACCGAAAAGCAGGACATCGAAGAACTCAACGATGCTGAACGGCGCGTGGCTGTTGCTTGTAAGGGCCTTCTGCGGAAGTATCGCTTGAAGTCGGCTATAGCCAAAAAAGGCGAAGACGCCCGCATTCACTTCGGTATTATCGCGCAAGACTTGCAAGATGCTTTTACGGCTGAAGGTCTGGACGCTGGCCGCTATGGCATGTTCATTAACAGCACTTGGACTGACGAACAAACTGGCGAGGAGAAGAGCCTCATGGGTGTGCGCTATTCTGAACTCTTGGCCTTTATCATCGCGGTGCTGTGACGACACCTGAGATGCTCTGGAGCTTGTAAATGTTCGACCCAGTTAGCATTGGCATGGCAATCAGCGTTGGGAGCAAAGCTTTCTCAATGCTTAAGCAGGGCATTGCTGCTGGTCGTGAAATACAAGACATGGCATCTCAACTCTCGGAGTGGGGTAAAGCTGTCTCTGATATTGCTTACGCTGCTGAGAAAGCTAATGAACCACCGGGTGTCTTCAAGACGTTGTTCGGTAAGGACACTCAGAAAAGTGCCATCGATATTTTCGCCGCGCAGAAGCAGTGCGAACAACAGCGTAAGGAATTGCGTCAGCTTATCAGCTACAGTTATGGTAACGACGCATGGCTAGAGTTCCAAGCTATTGAGCGTAGGGTAAGAGAGCAACAGCGCGAACAGGTCTATCGTCGCAAAGAGTTAATCGAAGGTATCCTAGAGGCTGCACTCTGGACAGGTATTATCTTAGCAACAAGCGTTATTGCTGGCTTTGGTCTGTACTTCTGGGGTCGTTATCTGGAGAGGTGGTAAGATGGTACTAGAGCATTGGATATGGCCTGCGTCTGTCATTGCCATTGGTGTACTTTTTTACTTTAGCGGTGATGGCTTCTATCGTTATGAATGTCAGTCGCCCTCCCATTTCGACACCCCTGAATGCCAACCCCCTATTTGCCTTCGTACTCGAATGTGCGCCACTGACCTAACAGGAACATCAGAATGAAAAAGACTGACCCTGAATACCTAGAGGCCAAGCTACGTTACTTCGTAGGGGTATCCCTGACCCTAATCCTTGGCATCAGTATCTTTATCATCCTCTACTCTTTGGTGTTCGTAACTCAGCCTTTGGGAGAGTCGAGTGAAAACGACAGAGCACTGTTCTCAATTCTGACCCCTATTACGTCGTTCCTAGTGGGTGCGCTGGGTGGCGTTCTAGCCGCTGGGAACAACCGCAACAAGGGTGGAGACGATGAGCCGCCTGCACAAGAATGTAACGACAAATAGAGAGCCTGTAAACGTAATGTCTGACGCTATGAAGAAGCTGCAAGAGAAGTGTGGTGTCGTCGCTGATGGCTCCTTTGGGCCTAACACGGCACGAGCTATTGCTAAGCATTTTAAGCTCTCTGCTGAACGTGGTGCTCACCTGCTCGGGCAAGCAAGCCATGAGAGCGGGGGCCTAAAAATCACCCGTGAAAATCTCAATTATTCCGCTGAGACTATGTGCAAGGTCTGGCCCTCTCGGTTCAAGAGTGTGGCTGAGGCTGCACCCTACGCCCGTAACCCCAAGGCTCTGGCTGACAAGGTTTACTCTGGTCGCATGGGCAACGGAGAAGGCGAGGGCCACATCTGGATTGGCCGTGGTTTCTTGCAGTTGACAGGCAAGGACAACTACCGCTCATTTGCCTCTGATATGCGTTTGCCTGAAGTTATGGAGAACCCTTCGCTGGTTGAGACTGACTACGCAATGGAAACTGCCCTGTGGTTCTTCGAGAAGAATGGTTTGTTCGCTATCGCAGATAAAGGCGTAAGTGACGACATCATCAAGCAAATCACGAAGCGAGTGAATGGTGGATACATTGGCTTGGATCACCGCAAAGCAGAGACCGAGAAGATTTACGGTTGGCTCAAAGCGTAATGCTGTAAGGGCAAAACGTACCCCTTGACAAACCAAATCAACTGTGGTATTATTGTCACATGAGTTCTTTATCAGTCAACGACACAATCCGTCTAGCTGCCGAGGCTGACTTAGAGACCTTCATCAAGCTTGTCGCTCCTGAGCAAGTCCTTGGTCAATGTCACTCTGAGTTGCTCGGCTGGTGGACACGTCAAGACAGCAAGTCTCACCAACTCGTTCTGTTCCCTCGTGACCATCAGAAGTCTCGTATGGTAGCTTACCGGGTTGTGTGGGAGCTTACGAAGAATCCTACGCTGCGTGTACTTTACATCTCTGCTACGGCTAACCTTGCGGAGAAGCAGCTAGGCTTTATGAAAGGTATCTTTACCTCTGAGGTATATCGTCGTTACTGGCCTGAGCACGTCCATCCTGAAGAAGGTAAGCGTACTCGTTGGACCACCTCGGAGATTGCGTTAGACCATCCTCAGCGTAAGAAAGAAAACGTACGTGACCCTAGCATCTTCACTGGTGGCCTCACTACTTCCCTTACTGGTATGCACTGCGACATTGCAGTACTTGATGACGTTGTTGTCTATGAAAATGCGTACACTAACGAAGGCCGTGACAAAGTAAGAAGCCAGTATTCTTTGTTGTCGTCCATCGAAGGTGCTGAGGCTCGTGAGTGGGTTGTAGGCACTCGCTACCATCCGATTGATCTGTATAACGACTTGATGCAGATGATTGAGGATCAGTACGACAAAGATGGTGGTAAGATTGGCGAAGAGAACATCTACGAAATCTTTGAACGTGCAGTAGAAGATAGGGGCGACGGTACGGGTGAGTTCCTGTGGCCTCGTCAGCAACGTAAAGACGGTAAGTGGTTTGGTTTCGACCAACAGATTCTAGCTAAGAAGCGTGGGCAGTACCTCGACAAAGGACAGTTCAGGGCGCAGTACTACAACGACCCTACGGACCCAGATAACATACCCGTAGGCTCAGACAAGTTCCAGTACTACGACCGTAAGCATCTCCACCTTGATAATGGTTACTGGTTCTACAAGACGCACCGCCTGAACGTTTACTGTGCAGTAGACTTTGCGTTTAGCCTTAGCAAGAAAGCTGACTACACTGCTATGGTTGTCGTCGGTGTCGATGGTGAGAATAACGTCTACGTCTTAGAGATTGATCGTTTCCGTACGGATCGCATCAGTGACTACTTCGACCATATTCTACAGCTTAGCAATAAGTGGTCGTTCAGGAAGATGAGGGCAGAAGTCACGGTGGCTCAGGTAGCTATTGTGAAGCAGCTTAAAGAACTCATCAAGCAACATGGTTTGTCGATCTCCATCGAAGAGTACCGACCGAATAAAGGCAGTAAGGAAGAGCGTATCGCAGCCGTCCTTGAGCCTCGTTACGACAACCTTTCGATCTGGCACTACAGAGGCGGTAATACTCAAATCCTTGAGGAAGAACTGTCTAGCCGTAACCCAGCCCACGACGACGTTAAGGACGCCCTAGCTTCTGCTGTCGACATGGCTGTGAAACCTATGAAGAACGTTCAGCGCAGCAAGAGTAACAATATCGTCTGGGCTAACTCACGATTTAGAGGCAGTGCATAATGGCCGGAACTACCATCGAACTTGAGCACCTGCTTAACCCCGATACTCTCGCTGTCGAGATCGCTAATCGTTGGGTCGAGTGGAATACTCTGCGTGACAAGTGGCTTGTCGAAAAGAAAGAACTCCGTAACTACCTCTACGCTACGGACACTCGTACGACGAAGAATGCTGCCCTTCCGTGGTCGAACTCTACGACGACCCCTAAGCTGACGCAGATCATGGACAACCTCCATGCGAACTACTTTGCTACTCTGTTCCCTCAGCAGAAGTGGATGCGTTTCGAACCTTCTGACAGCAAGAGCAACAAGAAGGACAAGATTGAGTCCATTCAGGCGTACATGGACAATAAGGTCCGTCAGTCTGACTTTGTGAACACCGCTTCTAATCTCCTTTACGATTGGATTCAGTACGGCAACTGCTTTGCTACTGTGGTCTACGAGAACACCTCCAACATTAAGCAGGATGGTTCTGTCGCCGTTTCTTACGAAGGCCCTCGTCTGGTCCGTATTTCTCCTTACGACATCGTATTTAACCCTACTGCATCTGACTTCTACAAGACGCCTAAGATCATCAAGAACATTCTTACCCTCGGTGAGATCAAACGGATGATCGACAAAGACCCGTCTAAGGCTCATTGGCAGGGTATTATCGACAAGATGATGTACGCACGGGCCTCTATCCGTTCGGCTGACTCTGCGTATAACAAAGCTGACGGTTTTATTGCTGATGGCTTTACGTCGATCCAACAGTACTATGAGTCGGACTACGTTGAGATTCTTACGTTCTACGGGGACATCTTCGACTATAACGACAACAAACTCCACTCGGATCGTATTATCACTGTTGTCGACCGTGCTTACGTTCTGGACAATGAAGAGAACCCCTCGTGGCTGGGCCATGCGCCTATCTTTATGGCTGGCTGGCGTCCTCGTCCTGATAACCTGTACGCTATGGGTCCGTTGGATAACCTCGTCGGTATGCAGTATCGTATCGACCACCTTGAGAACCTTAAGGCTGACGTATTCGACCAGATTGCCTACCCTGTGATGAAGATTCGTGGGGACGTAGAGGACTTTGACTTTGCACCGGGTGCTCGTATTTACCTTGGTGAAGAAGGCGACGTAGGCTACCTGCAGCCTGATGGTACTGCCCTTCAAGCTGACCTCCAAATCCAACTCCTTGAGAACAAGATGGAGGAGATGGCTGGTGCTCCTCGTCAGGCTATGGGTATCCGTACGCCCGGTGAGAAGACTGCTTTTGAAGTCCAGAGCCTGCAGAACTCAGCCTCGCGTATCTTTGAACATAAGACTGCCCACTTTGAGCGTACGTTCCTTGAGCCTATCCTGAACGCTATGTTGGAATGTGGTCGTCGTAATCTGTCGTCTACTGAATCTTTGTCGATGGTTGATCCTACCACGGGGAATACGTTCTTCCGTAACATCACCAAGACCGACATCATTGGTAGCGGTAAGATCAGTGCTATCGGTGCTCGTCACTTTGCTGAACGTGCTCGTCGGGTACAGAACCTTACGCAGCTTTACCAGCTTAAGCTTGCCGACCCAAGTGTCTCCGTTCACCTCTCGGGTAAAGAGTTTGCTCGTATCATGTCGGAAGAACTTGGTGAGCCTAAACTCTACGGCGAGAACATTAGCGTTATGGAACAGCTTGAGACTCAACAGGCCGTTCAGGAAGCTGAAATGCAGAACCAAGAGCAACTTATGCTTGCTCAAGAACTAGGTGCTTAATGCAGGCTGTATGGCTTAGAGGCGTCAAGGACTCTGATCGGAACCAACGCAAACAAGAAGTGTTGTCGTACCGTAATGCCTTCGACGACCTCCGTGAAATTCTAGAGCAGCACTATGTCCGTAAGGAAGCTGTTCGGGATTATTCCCCCGGTTGGGAATACAAACAGATCGCCGTGAATGAATATAACGCTGTTCTCGACGATCTACTCAACTTAATCGACCTTAACCACAAGGACTAACAATTTGACAAACGTGTTCGACCAAGCTCAGCAACCATCTGGGCAGAGTCAAGAGAGCCAAGCATCACAGACGACAACTGAACAACAGGAGTCATATCTGGCAAAGCTCGTCGCCACTAAGGGAGAGAACTGGAAAGACCCTGAAGTGCTAGCCAAAGGCAAACTTGAAGCTGATGGCTACATTAAAAATCTAGAGGATCAACTTACGCAGATGCGTGAAGACCTCCAGAAACAGGACTACGCCAAGACTCTACTCGAAGAACTGCAGACCAAGGCCATGTCGCCCACCAACGTGAAACCTGCAGCGGCTAACAACAATAATAACGGTGGCACTAATACTGATGGCAATACCCCGCCGCAAGTGAGTGAGGATATCCTAAAGAGCCTTGTTGAGAAAACTCTGACTGCACGAGACCGAGATAATACTGTAAAGCAGAACCTCGCTCTTGTCGATCAGGAACTTGAGAAGACCTACGGCACTGAGGCCCCTGCCGTTGTCCAGAAGAAAGCCCAAGAACTTGGCTTGACTGTTCAGCGTCTACAGGAACTAGCGTCTGAGTCCCCTAACGCCTTCTTTAACCTGATTGGTGAACCGAAGAAATCCTTCCAACCTATTGTGTCGGGGACGGTTCGCACGGAAGGGGTCAACATGCAAGCTTCGACGGAGCGGAACTTCGATTACTACCAGAAGCTTCGTCGGGAAAGTAAATCCCTCTACTATACTCCCAAGGTTCAACGACAGATGATGGATGATGCTGCTCGTCTTGGGAATAAGTGGAAACCATAAACTAGGAGAAGACTAAAATGGCTATGACTA